TTTGGGTGATGATTGAATGAGGGAAGGTGTGGCAGCGGTCATGCCTTTTATTTTGCTTGTTTCTTGCTTTTTATGATTGTAAATTCTTCCAAATAGTTATTATTTGGTATATTTGCAAGCGAAAACGAATATTTTAGGAAACAGAAAGGAACAGTTATGACAAAGGTTATACATGTGCATTTGATACATGGGCGGAAGAACTACTACTTCGGCTCAATATCGGCGATTTATACGGTTTTGACAGAGGATGAGGTGGGTATAAAGAAAAGCTCGCTGCTACACGCCGGACTGGCTGACGGAGGTGTTATACTCAATAAAAAGGCTATGATCCGGCAGGGAGAGCTGATAAGAGGACCCAGAGCGGACAAAGAGAAGGAATAAGGATGGTTTAAACGGCTAAAACGTTGATATAACGGCATTTGAACGGCTTGAACACTGATTTGAACAGTGGTCAAGCCGTTTTTGCGTTATGACGGCTCCTGAGAGGGGCGAAAAATGGCGTTTTTCGGGTTAGGGTGTGCAGTTGGGTGTGCGTTTGGGTGTGCATGGAAAAACGAAATGTTCAGAGAGGGTGTGCATTTGGGTATTCACTTTTAACATGGAAAACAAGTGATTGACCCCCTATATAACTCCGAATAAATTGTGATTGATGTCATTTTCGGGCGTTTAGGGGGTGGGGATAATCCCACGTTTTTGGCATGTTCTAAACCTTTGCGGAATGTCGGGAACGCCCTGTTTATCGGGGTTTTGGCTGCTTTGTTACCCTATTATACCTATGTGTGTGCGTGCGCGACACGTTTTGCGGTGTGGAGCGTGTGCGTGATGCGTGTGACGTGAGTATCAGACGAGGCGGACGAGTCCTACGATGATGCTCAGGCTGCGTATGTCGTCGCGTGGGAGAAGGAAAGGGTGATGAACACTGCTGTTTTCCGACACGCAGAGAATGCTGTCGGCATGATCTGCGCTTTCCTGCACCCGTTTGACGAGTACCCCCTGGCTCGTTTCGAGGACATAGACGGTGCCCCATTGGAAGAAGCGGATGTCTGTGATTTTGCGACAAGCGAGGAGGTCGCCACTATAATATAGCGGCACCATGGAGTCGCCAGACACCCGGATAAGGAAGTTTGCCCCTTTGTTCTCGAACTCTGGTATGACATAGCGCTCGCAGTCCTCCAGACGTACCCCACCGCCACTTTCGGCAGGAAAACCAGCGACAGCATCGAGCGGTATGAGTGGTATGCCCTCGCTGCTGCCTTTGGGAACTTTATGCACAGCTTCACCAATAGAGACAGATTGTTTGGGTATTGTCTTTTTACCTTTAGTAAAGACCGTTTTTAACGGCATTCCTCCTTCTTCTGCAACATCTTCAGGTGTAACCGATAAAGTGAGGTCTTTGCGAATATTAAATACATCCGTTATAAGATTCTTCTCGCTACCGAATAATAGCCACTCTGCAGAAATATTCGCGTTTGCGCATACCTTTACTAGGACATCATAAGATGGTTTACCCTTTCTTGCACCAACCACATTTTCCACAACTGTAGGGTTGATTCCAACGGCTTTAGCAAAAGCTCGCTTATTTCCACCAAACAGTACTTTTATTATTTCTTCAAACCTCTCATTTATTGTCATAAGTATAAAACATTATCATTTGCGAACATTTTTATCCGCATTTATTTTGATTATTCGCAAAAGCGTATTATCTTTGCAGCGTGTTTAAGAATAAACGCGCGGCCAAAGATAGTGAAAAAGGCCGAGAATTACAAATTTTAGCAATTAAAGAATATGAACGATACAGAAATAAAGGAGTGGCAGACGCAGAGCGTGAAGCACAAGGTGGCAATGGTCCTGATAATGGATGGTGTTAGTTTCAGCTACACTGAAGAGGACGGCATTGTATTTACAGCACCTGAATATTATGTGGCGA